CGACGACTACGCCGGACGCTCGCTCACTGCTGCCCAATGCCCGCATCGACGTCGTCGACAACACGCGCTTCAAGTCGTACGACGGCGAGGTGGTGGGGCAGAGCGGCTTGACGCTGACGCTGAGCCAGGACGTTGCCTTCGCGCCCGGCGCGCCGCACAGCATCGTGCTCATGCGCCGCGACGGGTCGATCCAGAGCATCGCGTGCACGCCCGGCGCCGCGGCCAACCAGGTCGTCCTGCGGTCGCTGCCGAGCGAGGCCGTGGTGACGCAGGGCGGGGTCGACGGTATTCGGACGATCTACAGCTTCGCGGCCGACAGCGCGCGCAGGGCGATGGCGTACATGGTGCAGGAGATTGACTTGTCCGATGGGGATTATGCGACGATCAAGGCGATCAATTACAGCGACAGCTACTACCAGATGGACAACGCGCCGATTCCGGCGAAAGAAGTCATCCTGAATTAACTGAAGAGACACATGCGACCAATCAATATTAATGACCTGAACAATGCGCAGCAGGATGTGGAGCATATTGCGGAGATCGCGACGTCGAGCGCCACGACCGCCACGGATAGGCTCGGCCGCTCCAAGCAGACCATCTCAGGGCTTATCGCAAGTGCCGCAGTTTCGGTCGAGTCGGCGGCGGAGGTCGTTCTAGCCGGGATTGGCTACACCCCTCCGGTAAGCTACTCGGGTGGCCTCAGCCTGACTTCGCGCACGCAGACAGTCGAGTACTTGGGACAGGTCTACGCGCCCAAAGCGTCAAACTTGCCATTTACGACCAGCGGGGAATTCGAGACTGCAAAGTTTCGTTTACTTGCTGGTGTAACCGGCGCTGACCTGGGCACATCTGGAGGTGCAGCCCTGGTCGGATTCGCCCAACCTTCTGGCGTGCAGCGAACGGTACAGGACAGGTTGCGCGACACAGTAAGCGTTAAGGACTTTGGGGCGAAGGGTGATGGCGATGATACTGTGGCGATCCAGGCAGCGTTCGATTCTGCTAACGCCAAAACTGTAACCTTCCCACCCGGCCGCTATAAAATCTCGCAGCCAATCTATATCTCAAAGGCATGTACTGTCCTCATGCAGGGTAGCGCATCGACCATTGAATGTTTGTCATGGGGGAAGCCGGCTTTCATCCTGAACGGCATTGCTGATGTTCGATTCTCCGGGGCGCTGCGGGTTGAATACCTCGGCATTCGTACCAATCCTAACGTCAAGCCATCAAGTACTGATGCGCGCATTCAGGCTGAATATGATGCAGTTTCAGTCGGAAATTATCGAATCTTGTGCGCGGCGATCTATGCGCGTCTTCAATGCGACCGCCTCTCAATTGATGAATTGAGCGTGCGTGGCATGTTTGCCGGACTGTCGATCGCAGGCAAGGCCACTGACGCGCTGAGTGACCCTGACGACATCACCATCGGCAACATGATCTTCGATACCGTTGACTGGGGCCTGCTGGTCGGTGGCGGTTTCAAGAAAATCACGATCGGGAGCATCAAAGCCAAGAACGTCACCTGCATCAGCGGCGATCCTTCGCATGCCATTTATATCGGGCCGCGTTCTGCCGGCGTCATGAATGGATTCTTCTCGCTCGGCAGCCTAGACGTGGACGGCTGCGCCGTAGTGGCTGATAGCGATGCGCAACTTAATCAAGGTGACGCTTTTAGCATTCGCTCGACCACACACGCATGGATCGGAAGCGTTAAGGTGCGCAATTCGCAGGCCATCGGCAACACGCGCAACGACGCATCTTTACGGATCGATTCCCTATGGGCTGATCTACTTGAATACAAAGCGGGCGCGGGCGGGGCATCGCAGAGCTTTGCGTTATCGGTACAGAGTGGGAGCAAGATTTCGGTCGGTCACGTCGATGTAATAGCCCGGCTTCGCTGTGACGGTCTCATCACAATGTCCGTTTTCCAGGGGAGCGGTGCCAACTCAGCCATGAGAATGGACGGCGGTCGAGTGCGCCTTGCAACCGCTGCAAACCCTGGAACGGTCGGTCGGTTTACTTCTGGAGCCGATTACCAGTTCACGAACCTCGACATGGTGTTCGATGCAGATATCTCGAGCACGCTCGGCGATGCCGATCGTTACGCGCTGTACTTCAACGGTGCGGTGACTGGGGCTCCGATCATCATTAACCCGAGCATAAAAGGAACTAAGCGTCTGTGTACGTTCAGCAATAAGCCTGATCACTTCATGCAGGTTGACCCGAATCGCTATTATTCGGGAAGCGATGCTAATACAGTGTTTTCGACTTCCGGCGAATATCGAATCAGCTTCATGTCGTTCCAGCGCACTCCTACCTCGTTGCCGGCTGGTGTTGCGAGTGCGCCGTGGCACGGCAATAACACCATTCAAACTGCCAATACAGGCGCGACAACGATAAGCAATCTACCTCGTGGCGTAGATGGACAGAAGTATCTCTTGATCCAGGGGGATGCCAATACCACTGTCTCACACGCGCCAGGACTGATCGTGTTGAAAGGTGCAGCTAGTTTGCAGCCGTCGCAGTGGAAATGGATCGAGTTTATCCGAGTGAGTGGAGTTATGTATGAGACTCAACATGGCTAAACCAGCTGCAGAATGTTAGAGCAGCAGAGATTCCTGCTGCTCTTATTTGTTATGGCTGTAATTTCATCCTTTAGCCTGGATGAAATTACAGCCCGTAAAAACCATCGCCATGTTCAAACAGGTTGCTCAAGTAATTGAATCCTTGGTAAGAAAAATATAGGGATGTGACGATTACGCCAATGTTTCTGCCCTTTTTGTGCTTCAATGCGTACGCCAGGAATATGAAGTAGGAAAAGATCACGATCCTGTTGGCGCCAATAAGAAAGGCACCAAAGAGCAACGGTGAGTGCAATATAATTGCGTTCAGGCGATCGCGCTTCGCATAAAACAAGGTTAGGGCAACAAAAAGCAGAGGCTTGATCAGTTCACTTGGCCCGCTCGATTTCTCCGAATATGCTCCAACCTTTTCGGTCATGTATTCGCTCATAGGAACAGCGACAGCCATACATAAAGCGACCAACCCTAATACTGCAAAAGATTTCTTGTTGAACTTCCCGTGTAGTACGCCGTTAATAATGGGCGCAACTTTCAGTGATAACCAATTGACGATCAGGAGGGCCGCTTGAGTATGGGATAAAAACGACAAAGCGGCCAAGATGCCCTTCTTGATGCCCTGATGCTCCAGCGAGATCAAGAGAAGTAGCATTGAAATCTTTAGTCGCTCAGCAGAGAAGAGAAGCACTAGGAGATAAAAATTTATTGCGAAGAGCGGTATCACGAACCAAGATACTTTGTTTCTGCTCAGCCACCTCGCTAAGTAAAAAACGAGCGCTCCATTGGCGAGAGACATAAGTACATCTTTCTCGATTACTCCTGAAAACGTTTTGACGAGCAGGAAATAAACCGGCTCAAATGCCCCCAAAGTTGATCGGTAAGAGAGGAATGCATCTCCGAAGTCGAGACTTTGGACATCCTCGTAGAAAATCCTATAAAAAAACTGGTCCCCGACAATGCATAGTGGATATATATAGAGGCTGCTTATGATATAGATAACCGCCAGCGATATAGAGATAGTCATTTTCTTCGATATCGGCAAGCCCATACGCTGCTTTTGTTTCCCTTGGTACATTATTTACTCTAGCAATTTCTTGGATTTAGGTTTGTAGAACGCGCTTTCACTAGGTGATTGCGCCCTGGAGATCTTCGAGCAGAGGTCAGGGCTTTGAAGTGCCGGCAACACTATCGCGGCAGCACGTTAGTTACTTCTCAGGAGCTCACTAGTTATCGTCTTCCCAATGCTGACTTCGCGGCTTGAAGGTAGCCGTTCGAGGAAGGCTTCTAGATAGAGGCGCTCTGCGGCAAATTTTCAGAGCACGGATATTACCAAGTATCTAAGTGTATTAGTTTTTTTCCCGCATCTAATCTGACTACTACGCAACAGTTTCGTCCAGCCGTAGTGCTAAGTTGTCCAGTTTCAGCCGCCTCCGGGCGGCTTTTTTACGGCCGTTGGCCTCGCAAGCTACATCTTTAAATGATGAAAGAACAACAAATGAGTGAACCAATTTCCGGCACAGCCGCCGGTGTAGCAGGGTGGAAGATCATCGGTGGCCTTGCCGGCATGGGCGCCATCGGCGGCGGCCTGGCGACGTTCGTCGTCATGTCCATGACGAAACCGAAGTCCGACCAGGAGTGGCGCGTCGCCCTGATCTGCACGCTGGTCGGCTCGATCGGCGGCGGCGCCGCCCTGGTGCGCTACCTCGGCATCCAGCATTGGGTTCAGGATCCGTTCGGCATGGTGGCGATGCTAGCCGTCGTGTTCACCTGCGGCCTACCGGCCTGGGGGGCTGGTACGTGCGCTGTTCAAATACCTCGAGAAGCGCAAGGACGCCGACCTGGCAGAGATCGTCCGCGATGTAAAGGAGCTGATCTGATGCCACCGACCTCCTTCATCGCCATGTTGGCCAAGGCCGCGCAGGAGTGCCAACGTGTGACCGGCATCCCGGCATCGTTCACCCTGGCACAGGCCGCGCTCGAGTCGTCCTGGGGCGCGCGGGCGCCAGGCAACAACCTCTTCGGCGTCAAGGCGGATCGCTCCTGGAAGGGCAAGACGGTCGACGTGCCGACCCACGAAGTCATCCGCGGCAAGCGCGTCGCGATCGTCGACACGTTCCGGGCGTATGAGAGCTGGGCCGAGTGCATGGCTGACCACGCCCGGTTCTTCAAGGTGAACCCGCGCTATGCCGCCTGCTTCCGTGAGACGACCGGCGAGGGCTGGGCGCGTGCTGCTGCGGCCGCCGGCTACGCCACCGATCCCGACTACGCCCAGAAGCTGATCGCGGTCATGCGCGGCCGGAACATGGCCCAGTACGACGTGCTACCGAGGGCTGCAGCGTGAGCGCCCTCGAGCGGCACCTGGGCGCGCTGATCCTGTCGCTGGTCATGCTGATGGCCGGCGGCGTCACGCTGCTGGATCCGGACGAGATGCACCGCGTCACCCCGAACGACCTGTTCCAGTGCTTCTACCCGAAGTCGGAACTGATGCGCGCCTGACCGGCGTGCACGCCGACCAGGCCGCCTCGCGCGGTTTTTTTACGCCCAACAAAAAGGCACCCATGAAAGTAACTCCACTTGATGCGACCAGCTACGCCGGCGGCATCGTCTCGATTGGCAGCGCCGTCACCCTCACGCAGTGGGGCGTGATCGCCGGCATTCTCACCGCGCTGCTGACCCTGCTGCTGAACGTCTGGTACACGCAGCAAAAGAACGCGCGCGAGCAGCGCCTGGCTGACCAGCAGGCGCACCTGGCCGACCTGGCCGAGCGCGAAGCAAAGGCGCGGCTCGCTGCCCTCGGGGTGAAGCTGTGAGCGGCCGTGTCGGGCCTGGCGGCCTGGCCGGCATCGTCGGCGCCGCAGTGGCCGCCGCGCTGCTGGTCTTCACGCCGAGCTTCGAAGGCACGAAACTGAAAACCTACCGCGACCTGGGCGGCGTGCTGACCTACTGCACCGGCGCCACCGAGAACGCCATGTTGGGCAAGACCTACACGCCGGCCGAATGCCAGGCCCAGCTCGAGCGCGACCTGGAGCGGCACGCCGCCGGCGTCGCGCGCTGCGTGCCGATGAACCGCCTGACTGCCGGCCAGCGCGTGGCGTTCGTCGACGCCGCCTACAACATTGGCGTGCCCGCGTTCTGCGGCTCGAGCATGGCGCGCCGGATCAATGCCGGCGACATCGTAGGCGCCTGCGACGCGCTGCTCATGTGGAACAAGGTCGGCGGCAAGGAAGTGCGCGGCCTCACGCGGCGGCGCCAGGCCGAACGCGAACTGTGCCTGAAAGGACTGCCATGATCGACATCGCCCTGACGAAGTACCGAATCGCCGCCGGCGCCGCGGCGCTCGCCCTGGTGCTGGTCGGCGCGGCCGCCGCCGGCGCCGTCGTCAACGGCTGGCGGCTCGACGCGGTGCACCAGCGAGCGCTGGCCAGCGAGAAGGGCAAGCGCGTCGCCGTCGAGAAGCTGCTGGCCGAGCAGAGCGCTGCAGTCGACAAGCTGGGCGCCGAGAAGCGCGCGGCCGACGGGCGCCGCCAGGTGGCGGAGAAGTTCGCCGCCTCCGCGATCGCACGCACTGGAAGCCGCGCCGCCGCCGTGGCCGCCAGCCAGGCGCCAGACTGTAGCGGTGTGATGCGCGAGGCCTGGGAGGCCTGGAAGTGAGGGCGCTCGCGCTGTGTCTGCTGCTGGCGGGCTGCGCGGCCGAGCCGCAGAAGGTGCCAACGCCTGTCGCGGTTGGCTGCGTGGGCGCAGTGCCGGCGCGCCCGGCCAACACGTTCGGCGCTGGCGCCTACCCGGGCGATAAGGCTGCTGCCCAAGCCGCACTGATCGATTCGGCAGCCTGGGAGGGCTACGCCCTGCAGCTCGAGGTGATCATTGCAGGGTGCCCTATTCGTCGTGATGCGACTCGCTTTGCTGAGCCATCGACTGGCCAATAGGAAAATCAATCGCGCGGAATATGAACTCGTACAAGGCCGTGCACTCTTTAGCACGGTCTTCGCGCATGATGCCGAATACGAAATCGCGTTCCATCTCTAGCGCCTGGGCCGTATATGGCCCAGTCAGCGCCGCGAAACGGTTAACCACATGAAGGCGCCGGACGACATCTTCAACCCGCTGGCTGGCGAAAACTGAGGGTGCCGGTTTCACAGGATTGTTCATAAGTAGACCTGCCTTAGTGCCGGAAATAATATTCAGGCTACGGGCGTAGGACTTCCGGCGGCGCACGATTCCCACATACTATGCTCAGCCTCCCGGCTTCGGGGGCTTCCAAGTGGTGATTCGAGCACGTGCGCCCCAGGCCCGCGCCCACCGGACGGCGGCACGGCGTGCCTCATCACTCTCGGCGAAGATGAATCGATCCAGGGCCAGCGACGACCGATGGCGCGCGTAGGCGCTGGCTGTGAAAAAAGGTGCTCGGCTCATTAGCTTGGTGGTGAGTCGGATCCCGCCCGGTGTATGGTTAGCCAGTCATACTGAATGCGCGGAACTTGCGCTGTCGGCAGCGGTCGTAAGTTACGACCGGTCATAATGCGCTCGATTAAGTGATTGGGAGCCGAGATGCGGAGGAGGAAATCTCTCGCAAAATCGTCACCGTAGAAGTTCTTCAAAACAATTGCAGAGTTCACCAAAGTCTCAAGACAACTGTCTTTTCGAAAATCCGTAACAGCGAGATGGTGCATGGCACATTCCTCCGGCTGATAGTATGGTTACAATAACCGGAACTTTAGTTTGTTTCCATACTGTATATGCATACAGATGAGTGCTGGCTGTTTCTGATTAACTGCTTCGATAAGGTGATCGATGAAGCACGCAGGGTGGCCTGACGAAAAAAAGCCCGATTGCAGTCGGGCCAGAAGTACAACTTTGGAAGCGCAATAATACGTGGCAATTCTTCGTGATGTCGCAATCGGGTCAGGCGGCCGCCCGCGAAAGAGAAACCACATTTGGCGCAGTGGTGGCCGGCCGGAGAAGTTCGGATAGCTTCGCGCCGAGCACTCGCCAGGCCTCCCGCTTCTCGTCGGCGTAGTCGTGGTGCAGGTAGTGCCGCCGCACTTTGCTGCCGCTCAGAACGTGGTTCTGGCAGCGATCGATCGTATCCAGAGGCACGCCCAGCGCCTGCATCATGGTGGCGCCGGTCCGGCGTAGATCGTGCGGCGTCCAGTCGCCGGTCTCCCCGCCGGCCAGCACCAGGGTATTATCGCAGCGGCGGTTCTTCATCGGCTTGCGCGGGCCGCCGTCCTTCGATTTCTTGAACATCGACTGCCGATCGCCAATCTGTTTCGTCATCGATTTTGTGTCAATGTGATCCTCTTCGTCCGCCGACGGAAAGCACCAGTCCGTATGCCCGGTAACGGCGTGCAGCAGCTGAAACTGCTCCAGCGCAAAAGGTGAAAGGTAGACGTGCATATCGGCGACGCTGTCCTTCACATTCTCCTTTGGGATGAACCACTCGGCTGCCGCCAGGTCGACGTCTTCCCACCGGGCCATGCTCAGCTCGCCCACGCGGCACAGCGTTGACAGCATGATCCAGATCGCCCGCTGCGTCGGCTTCGCCACCGGCCGCCGCGCGCGGCGCTTGTCCGGCGCGTTCTCAAACTCATCCTCCCCGCGCTGCAGCAAGTCCCGTAGCTCGGCAATCTCCGCATGCGACAGCACGCGGTCGCTCTGGTTGTCCATGTCGTAATCCGGCGATACGATCTTCTCGATTTCGATCAGGTCCATCGGGTTGCCGTCGATCATGAGCTTGCGCCATGGCTGGCGCTTCTGGGCCCAGGTGAACATCTGTACCATGCTGCTGTACAAGATGACTGCGGTTCGGTTCACGCCGCGGTCGACCTGGTGGCGCAGGGCATCGCGGATTTCGTGCTCCGTGAGTAGCTTCACGGCCACCGCCCCGATGGCCGGCGCCACGTAGGCGCCGAACAGTCGCTTGAGCTGCGCGTTCCCGTCCTTCCTCCGCACCCCATCCTTGATCCATGCGTCGAACATATCCTGCACAGTAAGCTCGCCCGTGCGCGCCACCTCGATCTCAACCAGCTTGGCTGCAATCACCTGCTGCTGCTCATGACGGGCCACCTTCTTGTCGACAGCCGGGTCGATGCCAGCGGCCACCTTCGCCCGCGCGCCGTCGCGCGCCGCCCGGATCGAGGACAAGCTGTCGGCCGGCCAGGTGCCGCAGGAGTGGTCCTTCGATTTCCCGTCAAAGCGGTACCGGTAGTAAAATGAGATGGTGATCCCGCCCGCTGCTTTGACCCGCACGCGGCCGAGCAAACCCCCTTCATCGCGCACGGTCGTGCCCGCCTGGTCCGGTCGGATTGCCTCAAGTGTTCTCTGTGTCAGCTTGGCCATTTTGGATGCACGGGGTCGGGTGAAAAGATTTTTACCCCTACAATTACCCCTACAGTTTGTCTGGCTCGTATGGTACAGCTTGGGACGTCATGGGACAACGTGAAAATGCAAGTGCCTGATCGATAAGGATAAATTTATTGTTTTGGGATTTCGCGGAATTTCTTGGGACGCTATAGAAAATGCATGGGGTGCACGGGGTCGGAGGTTCGAATCCTCTCGCCCCGACCAAAAGAATCAGGGAATGAGGCCAATCTTCGGATTGGCCTTTTTCTTTTCTGGTCCGGTTTGCCGTACATTTACCTTACAG